TGATGAAGAAAAGGCTGCTGAGTTTATTCATATTCAATGGATGAGACGTAATCCAAAGGCAGATTATAATGCCGCACAACATGTACCTTATGAACAACTTCCGGAAGAAGAAAAAGAAAAAGATAGAGTACACGTAAGAACAATGAAAAAAATATTAGGACAACGATAATGAAAGCAATTGTATGGAGTAAGTATCACTGCCCTTATTGCGACCAAGCAAAAGCATTACTAACAAGTCGGGGTATTGAATTTGAAGAACGCAAGATTGGTGATGGATTTACTAAAGAAGAATTATTAGAAGCAGTTCCAACTGCCCGCACAGTACCGCAAATCTTCTTAGATGGAGAATTAATCGGTGGGTTTAATGAACTCAGAACAAAATTAACAGAAAGCGTATGATGCAAGTTGGAAAAATTTACACATTTAAGTTGAACAGTGGTGAAGAATTAATCGCTAAAGTAATAGAAAATACAGGTGGCGGATATATTACTATTTCAGAACCTGTAAGTATAGCACCCTCACAGCAAGGGATGCAAATGATTCCTAGTATTTTTACCGGAGATCCTGGAGCAAATGTTACACTAAATACTAATAGTGTTACTCTTTATAGCGATACCGAAGATAGTATCAAAGACAAGTATATTGAGGCAACTACGGGTATTAAATTACCGGATAAAAAAATTATATTAGGGTAAAATGGAAATTGGCGGTGGGGTACAATTTACTGCAGGAATGAACGTAACGGGTATATTTTCTATACCCGAAGCACCTACGTCTATTACCGCTAGTAGAAACAGTAGCCTAGCTGTCCCCGGTGATGTAACTAGCGCAACAGTAACATTTGTTGCACCCACACAACCATTCGGAGTTGATGCACAAGTATCAACATATACTGCAACAAGTACTCCGGAAAGTATTGTTGGAACTATTAATCAATCAACTGCCGGACCTATCACTGTAAGTGGTTTAACTAGTACTACTAATTATACATTTGTGGTAACTGCTACTAATAGAGCAGGAACTAGTCCAAATAGTATCACTAGTAATAGCATAGGTAGTTTGCCTCTTAATACAGTAACACCAGTATTAACCGGTACTACAACCGTAGGACAAACACTAACTACAACATCGGGCACATGGACTGGTAGTCCTACGCCAACGTTGGCATATCAATGGCAACGTGCCGGAGTTGATATTTCGGGAGCAACTAGTAGTACACATATACTAGTGAGTAGTGATGCAGGAAATACAATACGTTGTGCTATCACTGCAACCAATAGTACAGGTGCAGTTACACAAAACTCTAATACAACAACTGCAATTAATTGGATGCCTAATAATACAGTTGCACCAGTGGTGTCGGGTACTACACAAGTTGGCTATACATTAACTACAACAGATGGTACTTGGACTGGTTATCCAACACCAATACTTACATATCAATGGCAACGTGCAGGTGTTAATATTGGTAGCGGGTACGCAACTAGTAGTACATATACACTAGTGAGTGGTGATGCCGGTACTGTTATAAGATGTGTAGTTACCGGTACAAATGTATTAGGGCCAATTAGTGCAAACTCTAATGCAACCTCTGCTATTGTATGGCAACCAATTAATACTATTGCACCAGCAATCACAGGTACAACAACAGTTGGACAAACATTGTCAGTATCAACCGGTACATGGACGGGTTATCCAACACCAACATTTGCGTATCAATGGCAACGTGCCGGAGTTAACATTGCAAGTGCAACAAATAACACATATACATTGGTAAATACTGATGCTGGAAACACTATACGATGCATAGTTACTGCTACCAATACAGTAGATAGTGTTACACAAAACTCCAATACAACAACTGCAATTAATTGGATGCCAGCTAATACCGTGGCACCGGTCGTATCAGGTACTACGCAAGTTGGCTATACACTAACTACAACAAATGGTACATGGACTGGTTATCCAACACCAACATTCACGTATCAATGGCAACGTGCGGGTGTTAACATTGCAAGTGCAAATAATAGTACATATACTTTAGTAGGTAGTGATGCAAGTTATGTTATACGATGTGTAGTTACCGGTACAAATGTATTGGGGCCAATTAGTGCAAATTCTAACGCAACATCTGCTATTGTATGGCAACCAATTAACACATTGGCACCTGCTGTAACTGGTACACCCGTACAAGGTTATACACTAACTACAACAAATGGTACATGGACTGGTTATCCAACACCAACGTTTACATACCAATGGCAAAGTGCCGGGGTCGACATTACAGGTGCAACTAGTAGCACATACATATTAGCTAGTTCAGATTTAGGAAACACTATACGTTGTATAGTCACAGCTACCAACTCAGTCACTAGTGTAACTGCTAATTCCAATAGTACATCTATTGTAAGTAGTACCCCAGTAAATACAGTAGCACCAGCAGTTACTGGTACAGAAGCAGTTGGACAAGTATTATCTACTACTGACGGAACATGGACCGGTACACCTACACCAACGTTTACATATCAATGGCAACGTGCGAGTGTTAATATCAGCGGGGAAACTAGTGCAACATATACTCTAGTAAATGCAGATGCAGGAAGCACAATACGTTGTGTTGTTACCGCATCTAATACAGCTACAAGTTTGATTGGTGTAGTTACTGCTAATTCTAATAGTACCGGTATAGTTACTGGCCCACCTGTTAACTACGTAACTCCTGCAATTATAGGTACTACAGTGCTTGGCTTAGATTTAACATGTACCACTGGTTCATGGTATGGTTATCCAACTCTAACGTTTACATTTCAATGGCAACGTTCCGGGGTTGATATAGCTAGCGCAACAAATAATACATATACAATATTGGCTCAGGATGTCAGCACATCAATTACATGTATTGTTACTGCTACAAATGCTATAAGCACAAGCACTGTCACTAGTAATTCAGTTACACCGTCTATAGCTAGTTATTCTGTTATATCAGATGGGGGAACCGGTAGTAGAGGCTCTATTTTTATGGCCAACAATTCTGCATATGGTTTAAGAAATAATTTAACGATTGAATTTTGGATTAGATTGAATACTGGATCCAGAAATTCACTTGAAGTAATTCTCAGTCCTAGTAGTCTCAATAATCCGGCACAATTTATATCAATCGATAGTTCAAATCGTATCGGAATAGGTCCAGTATACACCCCGGCGGGAAGTGGGTTAGGTGCTAAAAGTGTTAATTCTCTAACTAGAGATGACTCAACATGGCAACATGTAGCAGTAGTAGTATCATCGGGTAATTTAAAGTTATTTGTTAACGGCACATTGTGGACTTTAACTGGTACTACTACTGGCTGGAATACAGGATCTGTAACAGTATCAATGACGTTATTCAATTATGCTGGTGGAGGTAACTATTACCTTAAGGGTTCATTATCAAATATGAGAATAACTAAGGATACGGTCTTATATACTGGCGCCTTTACTCCACCAGCAAATCCATTAACAATATCTACCGTAGGAACAACTGGCGCTAACGTATATAACGGTGCGTTGAGTTCTACTGTAGTGTTCTTAGGACTCAACACAACCAATACTAACAATGATGATTCTAATTACGGAGTACTAACTACAAACAATCCATCGTTTATTCGCTATTCAACATCTAATCCGTTTACTGAAATAGCGCCCGGAGAACAAGTATATACTACATCGGGTACTTACACATGGATAGCACCTGCTTATGTAACTGAAATTTCAGTAGTTGCTGTTGGTGGCGGTGGAAGCGGCGGACCTGGGCATATTAATGGTGCTTTTGGAGGAGACGGTGGGTATCTAGCATATAGAAATAATATAACAGTCATCCCGGGTTCTCCGTATACCATAGTAGTTGGAGCCGGTGGTGAGGCAGTAAATTATATAAAAAATAATGGTAGTAACAGTTCTATATCATTAAACAGTACTGCTATTTGTTTAGCACTGGGCGGTGGTCAAGGTGGATCTGCTGGTATAGCAGAACAGACTTCTTATGCTGGTGGCGGAGGTGGTACTATAGGTGGTGGCGATACACAATATAACGGAGGTGGCGGTGGCGCTGGCGGATATGCCGGTATCGGTGGAGTAGGCGGTAGTTTGTCTAGTAACCAGAATGGCGGTATACCTGCATCAAACAGTGGTGGAGGCCGGGGTGGTGCCTATGGTAATAACGTCGGTGCAACAGGTGGAGGTGGTGTGGGTATATATGGTAAGGGTCTAGATGGATCAGGTTCAGGAATCGGCGGAAGTGCCGGAAGTGGCAGTACAAATGGTACGAAAAACGTTGCCCCGGATGCTGGTGTGGGCGGTACCGGTGGCAATTTTGGTGGAGGAGGAGGCGGGGGCGATTGGATTAATAGCGGTGGATATGCCTTACGAGGTGGCGCCGGCGGCTCGGGCGCCGTACGTATTATTTGGAGAGGCAGACGATTCTATGACTCAACTAGAGCATTCCCGTCTACATTAGCCGAAACTATATAATAGTTTCATTAGTCTAGTTTAAAAACAGACTAAATATACTATAAGGATTTATAATGGCACAAGTAAGTCGCAAGGGCGATGCAAATCAAACTGGTGGAAAATTAGAACGTGGTGCAGACCATGTGTTTGTTAACGGGAAACCAATAGCATTACATGTTAGTAGAATCAGCCCCCACGCTCCATGGGGAACACCACATCCACCCCACGAATCAGCTACTACTACAGAAGGTAGTCCTACTGTATTTGCAGAAGGTGTGCCAGTCGTTAGAATAGGATCAGGAAACAGTTGCGGTCATAGTATCGTTGAAGGAAGTCCTGATGTGTTTGTCCCATGAGTTTATCAGGTAAATATAGTCCATTAAATCTAAATTGTTTAGGATCATTTATACGGAACGAAGGTTTATGCATAAATCCTAAAACAACAGAATATATCGGTACGGTTAATAGTATAGGGAGTTATACTAAAGGTACACTAACATATGACACTGCAATCTCACTAACTTCAGACTTATATAATAGGGCATTCGAATTAACATATGCTACCATTGTTGCCGGAACATTTACAAATCTTACTACATATACTATTAAAACTGTAGGAACTACAGACTTTACATTAATAGGTGCATCAAGCAATACAATAGGTACACGATTCACTGCATTAGGCCCGGGAACTGGTACTGGCACAGCAGTGCGTGAATCGGGTGGAGGATCTATACCGGTATCAACTTATTTGAATCTCATAACTATGGGTTCAGAGTATACCCCGTTATTAACTAATACTAAACCAGCAGGTTATATACGTGAATACAACGCAACTACTGCACGTTATGGATTCTTGGGTTTGTTCGCCGTACAAGCATTCAACGAATTCTATATAAACAACGGTTCATACAGTGATTTCTTTAACGTAGTAAGCACTTGCTTATCATTCAAAAAACAAAGTAATAAAGTTATTGGTAGTTTTGCTAAAGCAGGTACATTCTTAGACGGTGCATATAGTAATATGAATGACTTGATTACCGGTGATATAGCCGGCGTCAATTTAAGTACATTCTTTTGGGGTCAAGACTTAATCGCTAGTGGTAGAGTAATAGATTTATTTAATATAGATAAATTTGGTAATCCTGATGTACTGTTAAGAACTATCTACAAAAACAAAGCACTAACACGTGCCTTGAACTTGGCATTATTAACAGCCGGTCTATCTACGAATGACATTAATAATATAATGAATGGATTAGAGGCTACCAAAGAACAACAAAAATTAATATATGCTAGTTTTAATCTTATACTAAACAATGATTTACTAGATGTATTGATACCCATGAATTGTCAAACCGCAAACTTACAATCATTAGCTGATTTATTAGATCCTAAAAAACTATTCCCTAATAGTTATATGAGTTTAACATTTCCAGAATATAATGATAAGCCTAATCTACCAACTAATAGCAAAACATACTATCTATTATATCGTAACGGTCAGGTTAATAAGGTGCAAACATTAAGTTACGGGGATAGATTACGTAATATAATGCCCGATGAATTGGCATATGCATGTGATTCATTCAGTAAAACAATGATGCAAATTAAAAACATCAAAGCAGTTAATATTGAAAAGTTTGCTCAAGTAGTAACTAATTTAGAAAATGTTAATGGCTTAAATGTTAATGGCACAAATGTTCCTACTAATACTGATATAGCATCTACTGCGCTAGACACAGTGGGACAGGGTACAGGAACTGACGGAGTATATACTACGTGCGATTTCTTTGGGTGCATGACAAATATATACTATCCATGGGATCAATTAACACAGTGTATCAAGGACTATAGTGAACTGTCAGGAGTACAAGCACTATTCAATAAGATAACAGATATATATAACTTGCTAAACGGTGGTGGACCATATACTAACCTACAAAATTTAATTAATGATGTTAATATATTGTCAGAAATTATACAACGTGACAATACAGTAAAAGCCAATAAGATTAATGCAATATATAACGAATTCGGAATTAGGCTCAACAAAGAGCAAAATGCTAGAGACTTAGCATTACCCAATGGTACTAAAAACTTAGTTACAACTGTTAGTGATGTTTATGGGTTTATTGATAACTTAAATCAATATGCACTAGAAACAGAACAGTATGAAACTGCACAATTTTTAGAATCAATTAGTGACAATACTTTAATAGGAGGAACTAGTCTAATCGCAAGTATGCGTGAAATACGAAATGCCCATCGATTGGGTCTCGCCGGCGTGGAACTTGACAATGATGTTGATATCCCCGACCTAGCTGTGAACCGTGCACCGGGGAAAGCTACAATACCCACAATAGACTTAGCAGGTAATCCAGGAACTAAGACAGTTAATTATGTCTCAGGCGCCGGAATTGCAGGAAGTCTTGGGGGTAGCCCAGAAGTATTGCTTATTCCTACTAATTTGAATATACTTACAATTAATACTGGGCCTACTATTCTATTGCCTGAACAAGCAGTACAAGACGTTATTCGTTGTAACTGTGATTGTTGGGACATGTTAGAATGACGTTCTAATACATACGACAATAGAGATAGTTACTATCACGATATAATTGTGATAGAGTGTTCATCGATACCTTTAAAAAGGTTATCAGAAAGGAAACTTATGAAAACACTACACCTTAAACATTTTTTAATGTTATCATTCTTTTTACTATGCGCTACTATGACAGTAAACGTAGATACTAGAAATGCTGTTATGGATACTGAAAGAAAAATAGCTAAAATGGTAGATCCAAAACAACTAGTATGTTTAGCAACAGCAATATACTATGAAGCCGGAGGCGAAAGCATAATCGGAAAAGCGGCAGTAGCTAGAGTAGTGATAAATAGAGTAGAGCATGGATTTGCTAGCAACCCATGTAAAGTCGTATATCAAACAACTACTATAGATGATAGAAAATTGTGTCAATTTAGTTGGGTATGTGAGGATAAACCTAAACCAAGTGAGAACAACCCTAGATATCAAACATCAAAACAAATTGCATATGATGTATTGGCGAATGACGCTTACACAGAAGTAGTACCTAAAACTACTTTATTCTTTCATAACTTAACAGTGGATCCAATGTGGCCCTATCACAGAGTTAAGCAAATAGGTAATCATATCTTTTATAGTAAAAAGAAACCACCAGAGGCTAAAAAATAATCATGGCATATTCAACTAAGGTAATCGAACATTATGAAAATCCCCGGAACGTCGGCTCTTTTGATAAGAGTGATACTGATATTGGTACTGGTATGGTTGGCGCACCAGCATGCGGGGACGTAATGAAACTTCAAATTAAGGTAGAAAATGGCATCATCAAAGACGCAAGGTTCAAAACATACGGTTGTGGATCTGCGATTGCAAGTTCCTCTCTTATTACCGAGTGGGTTAAAGGCAAGACATTGGACGAAGCCGCAACTATTAAAAATTCAGAAATTGCTGAAGAACTCTCATTGCCCCCAGTCAAAATCCATTGTTCAATCCTTGCTGAAGATGCAATCAAAGCCGCAGTAGCTGATTACAAAAGCAAACATGATATCATTATCTGACAAAGCAAAAACAAAAATAGAAACTCTATTAAAGAGTTCCCAACATGTTGGGATTCGTATAGGGGTGAAAACGACTGGTTGTAGTGGATTAGCATATGTATTAGAGTATGTAAAAGAATACGTTAGTGATCCTACTACTATCAACTATGCTCAACCTAACTTTTGTATATTAGTAGATAAAAAACATGATGTATATCTTAGAGGACTTACAATGGATTATGTCCGTAATGGACTAAACGAGGGGTTTGAGTTTAGCAACCCGAATGAACGTGACCGCTGTGGATGCGGAGAAAGTTTTAGAATATGATAACAATAACAGAATCAGCACGTAATAAAATTGCGGATATTATAGCAGAAGAAAATAACCCTGATATTAAACTACGAATGTTTGTGCAAGGTGGCGGATGCTCAGGTTTCAGCTATGGGTTTACATTAGATGAAATGAAAAACGATGATGACTTTGAATTTGAAGCCGGCGTTACTGGTGTATTAGTAGATGCAATGTCTGCACAATATTTGCAAGGTGCACAAGTAGATTATATAGAGGATCTAATGGGCGCTGAATTTAAAATATCAAATCCAAACGCCCAATCAACATGCGGCTGCGGTAGTAGCTTTAGTGTTTAATACGTGTAATTAAACTTGTCACAGTCAATTTCAAATAGTTTTCTAATCATTTCACGTGACTCAGTAGTATAATAATCACGGTATTCATGGTGATTATTAGTCTTACTAATGTCTGGAATACTTAGATAGAAGTTTAAATACCCTTGTAGTATTACCATGTCTTGTTCTAAGTTCTCAGCCTTAAGAATAAAGTCAACTGTAGTATCACCATCAGTTATAAACTCATTCATACTAGTAAATCTATTAAACCATCTTGGGAACTCAAATACTACTTCGGGGTTGCAATAGTCAGCTATCCATTCGTTGAACGGTTTCAAATCCATTAGTTGTTTATCGTTCCAGTCTAGCCAATAACCTTCTTCATTAATCTTCTTATAAAAACTATACAATCTCATCCATGGATTACGCACTACAGTAAATGTCTTTGCTGTAGGATAATGCTCACGTATAGTTTTTAGATTAGGATGGTCAACCATCCATTCATCTTCATCTTTAATATCAAAGTTTGGCTTTAAATATTCTTCAATCAATATTTTCATACCCATACCAGTACGTGGTATATGTACATAACTTAGCTCCGGCTTCTCAATATATATTGCACCCATAATTAAACCTTTATTACCTTTATAATTAAACCCATTAAATCCCACTCATACCATCGCTCACCCGAATAATATCTCTGCGGATTGTTATGATGATTGTTGTGCCAACCATCACCCAAGCTGAACAGATTGGCTATCCAGCTATTAGTACTCATATCGTATTTATCGTGATTACGGTACCCGTGAAAATGTCCTAAAACATTAACCATACCTATTATAAAATATGTCATCATTGCAGGTATAATGTAACAGTAGATTACTAATAGTGGATTAATTAACAATAACCCTAAACATGTACCTAGGATAATACTAAAATAATGTCTATATATAAATCTATGCAACGGATCACGCACTAGATCCTTAGCATTATCTATGCTTATGTGTGTGACTTTCCAATTAAACCCTAGCCAAACTTCAATTGCTTTCTTATAAGTAAACATTCCACCATCATAAGGGCTATGAGGGTCTAGATCCATATCACTGTGTTGATGATGCACTCTGTGTAATGCTACCCAATTAATAGTGGGTCCTACACTACTATATACACTTAGTAAGCATAATGTATTTTCTAACCATCTATGTGTTTTAAAGCTACGATGACTTAGCATTCTATGTAATCCTATTACCACGGCTATAGGACCAATAAAGAACCAACACAATAATGATACTAATAGCCAGGAATAGTCTTGTGTATAAAATACATAGATAAACCCTAGTATTGCAAATACAAAGTTGAATAATTGTAATAACTTAATCTTGTCGTTCATTTTCCCACCTCTAATAATAGCCACTCATTGTCTAATATAGTTTTTGGATTCCATTTAGTAAAATCCCCCTTATATACATAATTCTGCCAGCATTTCTGTACGTTATGCGGACATGTTTGTATATATCCCTCACCCAAAGTCCAAGCATCATTGCTGGCACTATTCATACTACTAACCCAGGCGTCCCACCAACGCTTATTAGGTCTACCCTCACGGTTCTGCATACTAATAAAATAAGTCTCAAACTTATTAACTCTTATTAGATGATTTACTAATAAATCAGCAATACGGAACGCATCAACCATTTGTGTACGTGTCATTCTAAACTCCGGAAACGTATATAATCTACTACACATTTTAGCTACGTAGTCAGGATATCTACCGTCGTTAAATACCCCGCACATAACCATAGGTCTCATTGTGCTAGCTTGATATACTACCCCATACCCATGATGATTTTCTACAATTAAATTCTCACGGGTATAATTGTCTCTTAACCAATTATCCTCAAGTAAACAAATATCACGTACATGTTCAAATTCAGCACAGGATTCTGTATATACTACTACTAGTGTATCCTCTAGGCTATATTTATTCATCAGATATTTAGTAAATAAATACGTTATGAAAGATAATTTACTAACAATACTAAACTTTAAAGTTGACACCAAAGAATTAACTGAATATTTTAACATAATTAATGATAATTACCAGCATTTAAAATGGAACTTTGAAGTCGGGGGCGACACTATCACGGATGAATGGCGCCAAAGAATGACAGCAGAACCAGCTACATTATTACCATATGGATGGGCAATACAAAGCAATATCCCAGACTTAAACGAACCCTGTCCCCCATACAATATAACTACACATGAACGTGTAGAATACCGTAATACTCAGATGGCTTTTGGTATTATTAACAGATTACAAGAGATTATGCCCTATGCATATCGCTGGAGTATTAGCGTACAACCTCCCGGGGGTAAAGTATCAATGCACAGCGACCAGGAAGATGAATATACTATATGGATTCCAATACAAGGGGATTCTAGTGCTACCATTACATATGTAATAGACGATGTTAGTTATCCACTAGTATTACCCCCTACAGGTAATCTATATCTATTAGATACTACATACAGTCATTATACTATTAACACCGGACATATGGATCGTGTAGCCATTATCTTTAGAATTAATCAAAGACATACTATTAAACTAATGAACATTAAGGGTATAATATGATATATGAATATTACTATAATCGTGTACCGGGCGAAGAACCCTGGAGAAACAATTTAATATATACTAGCTTAATGAACACGGATAAAACTGTATTTGTTAAATGGTATAACAATGATACAGAATATCATAAGGGTCAGAATCAAGTTGTAGATCCAGAACTAATGCAAGAGAAATGGCTACGTGAATTAAAATACTATAAACTAATGCATAGTGCATTCCCAAACTTAGTTCCTAGGATATTAGATATAGATGAATCAAATCGTAAACTATACTTAGAAGTACAGGGTGTAGACTTCTGGCAATGTAGTTTAGACAATAATACAGACTTTGACGGAGTATTACCCGACTGGCGTGAACAAATGCTAGATATATTAAAGGCACATAAAACTCTAGGGTTATATAAGTTTAGTATGCATCCTAGCAGTTATTTTATAATTGACGGTAGACTACGCAGTATTAATTACTTCTTTACATATCATGTAAATGAACCATTAATCAGTATTGAAAGTCATACTAGTCATATATACAGTACAAGACAAGAACAAATGAAACAATATACAGATAGTTTAGGTATTAGCTGGACTGACCCTCAACCATTTAATGTATTACAGAACTTATGCTGGGATAGTTTTAGAACTAATTATCCAAGTGATTTTATAGAAAGTGCGAAACAAGTATGATTAAAGGAATTAACGGACAACCCTATGTTGATATGAGTAGTCATATTAATATGGATAGATTTATAGAATTACAGCCGGAAATTTTTAGAGGCTTTAGCGAAGCACG